TCGGATCAACCGGGGCGGGCCCGAAAACATCGGTCCTCAAGCCCTCCTCGACCAACATGGACTTGAACCTTGCGATCTGCTGCGGCGAGTAGCCGGCATCGGCCCACAACTGCTCCTTCGGGACGCCGAACGCCATCTTCTTCACCAGCGACTCGCGGTGTATACGGGTCTGGGATGTCGAGGGGAAACTGACAAACCGATGGGCCCGTGGCCTGTCAAGCCGAAGGAGGCCGCGATGGCCGGTATTGGACCAGCACCAGCCGAGAACCGCCGCAGGAGCAACGTTCCTGCCCGTGGTGATTGGGTAACTCTTGATTCTTCAGCACCTTCTGCCCTGCCGGATCTGCCGGATGACGCTGAGTGGTCGGAACGGGCGATGGATGCGTGGTCTCGCTGGCGCGATGATCCCGCCACGTCTGTTTACACGGCTGCGGATGTCGCTTTCGCCTTGGACACGATCCGCCTTTACAACGAGGGCATGTCTGCTTCGATGGCGAAGGAGGTCCGCATGAGAATGACGGATCTCGGCCTGACCCCGGAAGGTAAGCGCAAGTTGCGTTACCGCGTGGAGGAATCGGACGACGTGGCTGGCGCTAAGCCGGTGGCCCGTCAGCGCCGTAGCCACGGTCGACGTACCCGCCTTTCCGTTGTGAAGTAGCGGCGTTATGCCGTTGCCGACTTCGCCTCTCCCCGAGGTTGATTTTCCGACCTTGGGTTGGCAGATTGCCGACTGGATCGAAACGTTCCTTTGTCATGGCCCTGGCGATGTCGAAGGCGATGCCTTCGAGGTTGACGATGAGATCGCCGCGTTCATCGCGTGGTGTTATCGCGTCCATTCCGAGGGCGAGGATGAGGAGGGGCGGCGTCAGGTCCAGCGGGCCATCCTCTCGAGGCCGAAGGGCCGCGCTAAATCGGAAATTGCAGGAGCCATTGTGTGCGCGGAGGCTCTCGGTCCCGTGCGTTTCAGCCATTGGGCCGCGGAGGGCGAGGTTAGCGATTGGGGTTACGAGTTCGCGGAGGGTGAGCCGGTCGGTAAGCCTGTCCGTTCCCCGTATATCCGGTGTCTCGCCACTGAAGAGGACCAGTCGGGCAACACTTACGACAATGTTGTTTCGATGTTGACGCAGGGGCTGGCCGGCGAGCATTTTGGTTTGAAGATGGGCAAGGAGGTCGGCATCACCCGCGTTTTCTTGCCGGACGGCGGTGAGATCACCCCGTCTACGTCATCCTCGGCGGCTAAGGACGGCGGTAAGGAAACGTTCGCGGTAGCGGACGAAACGCACCTTTATACGACGGACCAGCTTCGCAAGATGTATCGAACGGTAGCCAGGAACACGGGCAAGCGGAAAGAGGGCGAGCCGTGGATGCTCGACACGACTACCGCGTGGCAGCCGGGTGAGCGTTCCATCGCGGAGCTCGCGTCCGACAAGTACCAGGGGACACCTGTTGCGGAGGCGGTGCTGAAAACCGGCGTTCTTTACGATCACCGTCAGGCACCGGAACCAAAACGCTTTAACGTGGACGCCTCGCTCATCAAAGCGATGAAAGACGGCTACGGCCCCGCGGCGGAGTGGATGGACTTCAAGCGCATCGTGCGGATCATCCGTGACGCCGAAGATCCCGAGGCCGAGGCATATCGTTATTGGCTGAACCGTCCCCGCCTTGCCGGTACGCAGTGGGTGTCCGCGAAGCAGCTAGAGGACATTGTTGCTTCCCGTGAGGTTGCCCCCGGTTCGTCAATCACCCTTGGTATCGACGCATCCGAGTACGACGACCACACGGCGCTGATTGGGTGTACCGAGGACGGCTATTTGTTCCCCGTTGGTATCTGGGGTCGCCCGGAGGACTTGCCGAAGGAGATTCCGTGGGAAGTGCCGATGGAGGAGGTCGACCAGACCGTCCGGTGGTGCTTTTCCGAGTTCAACGTCGTGAGCCTGTACGCCGATCCGCCGTGGCTGGCGGAATACCTGCCGAAGTGGGCCAGGGACTTCGGCGAGAAGCGCGTCACGGAGTTTTGGACGAACGTGGACACGAAGATGGCTGTCGCGTCCGGTGCGCTTCGCACCGCTATCCGTCAGCAGACGGTGGCGCTCGGAACCGATGAACTCAGGACACATAACGACCTTCGCAACGGCAAACCGCTTTTCATCTGGCATCTCGAGAACGCCAGAACCCGCAAGGTCAAGATCAAGCTCGAGGACAAGGCCGAAGAGGCTTACATCGTCACCAAAGACCGCAGGGGCTCGCTGAAGAAGATCGACTCTGCCCCCGCCGCAATTCTCGCGTACCGCGCCCGGAACGACGCCCTGAAATTGGGTGAGTTCAAGAAGAAGAAGCGGGGTCGCCTCATAACTTTCTAAGGAGCCCCCTATGGCGCTTACCCCCCCGAACCAAACGGTCGAAGTGCCGCTGGTTTCCAATTCCCCAGATAGCCAGCCGGTCGATTCGCCACTTTGGTGGGTTGGGCATCTCGAGAGTGAGATGAACAAGCGTCAGTCGCTTATCTGGCTTCAGGAGGATTACTTCGCCGGTCGGCACAAGATGACCTTTGCGTCCAGCGCGTTCCGTGAGGCGTTCGGGCAGATGCTCGCGGCCATTTCTGACAACTGGATACCTCTGGTTATCGGTGCGTCGTGCGAGCGTCTGAAGCCGCAGGGTTTCCGGTTCGGCAAGGACGCCAAGGGTGACGATGAGGCGTGGCGGATCTGGCAGGAGAACCAGCTTGACGCCGATGCTTCCCTCGCGTTCACGGAGGCCGCGAAGCACGGCGAGTCTTACCTGCTGGTGTGGCCGGCGGAGGACAAGAAGCCGCGTGGCATTTTCGGTCGCATGTTCTCGAAGCGTTCGAGCGAGCCGGTGCCGCGGATCACTGTGGAGCATCCGTCGCAGATGATTGTGGCCCGTGAGGGTGGCGACCGTCGCCGTCGTGCCGCCGCGTTCAAGCGGTGGGAAGAGGACACGGGCGAGGTTTGCGGAACCCTGTACCTGCCGGACGAGATCCACTATTTCGTCAAGAAGAGTGACGGGTGGAAGGTGCGCCGTCCTGCGGCTGCCAACAAGCTCGGTGTTGTTCCGGTCATTCCGTTGGTGAACGAGCCGCAGATGCTCCCGTGTTATCCCCCGGCGGCACTTGCCCAGCTTCCTCATGGCGTCAACGCTTACGCGCATGTTGGCCTTGGTCGTTCCGATCAGGTGGACATCGTTTCGACGGTCGACCAGATCAACAAGCTCCTTTGCGACATGATGGTTGCCTCTGAGGTCGCGGCGTTCAAGCAGCGGTGGGCGACCGGCCTGGAGGTGCCCGAGGACGAGGAGGGCAACCCGCAGGAGCCTTTCAAGGCCGCGGTGGATCGTTTGTGGGTCGGCGATGGCGAGAACGTCAAGTTTGGCGAGTTTCAGGCCACTGATCTAAGCAATTACACGGGCGCGATTGAGCAGCGCATCCAGTCGCTCGCGGCCCGCACCCGCACCCCGCCCCATTACCTGCTCGGGCAGATCACGAACGTTTCCGGTGACGCCCTGAAGGCGGCTGAAGCGGGGTTGTCCTCGAAGACCAACGCGAAGAAAAACAGCTTCGGCGAAGGACTTGAGGAGGCCATCCGCCTTGCGTTCGCCTGGATGGATGACGACCGGGCGATGGACTTGTCGTCCGAAGTTGATTGGGCACCGTCGGAGGCCCGTTCGGAGGCCGAGTATGTCGATTCGCTGGTGAAGAAGATGGCGTTCGGTGTCCCGAAGGAGCAGTTGTGGGCCGATGCGGGCTACTCGCCGCAGCAGATCCAGCGTTTCAAGGGGATGTTGATGGAAGAGGGGCTTCGCACCGACGTGTTTGGTCCTACCGTCCCGGCTCCGGTCGATCCCAACCAGCCGGTAATGGATCAGCCGGATGTCCCAACTAGCTGACCGCCACATTGAGTTGAACGCGGTTCTGCGGGGCAACACCGTGGGCGCTCTCACACGTATCTGGCGGGCATTGCCGGATCACCGGGACGCATCCCTGGAAACGTGGCTTCAGTCGGTTCCCGCACTAATTTCGGCGGCGCGTCGGCAGCAGATCACCATTACCTCGACGTATTTGTCCCGTGCCCTTGACCGTCCGGTTGATGGCGCTGACGCGGACGCGATCATGGCGGGCTACCGCAACGGAACCCCACTGGAGACCGTTTACAAGCGTCCGTTCGAGGTGGTGTGGCGTTCGGTGGGAGCCGGGACGCCTTACCCCGCAGCCGCGGAGCAGGGATTGGCCCGCGCCGCCCAGACAGCCGCCGCCGATGTTCAGATGGCGATGCGAGACACCCTCACGTCTGTCGGGCAGGCCGAGGATTCCATCTGGGGTTATCAGCGCGTAGCCGACGGTGGTGCTTGCGAGTTTTGTCTGCTCCTCGACGGTGCCCAGTTCAAAACGGATGATCCCATGCCGATCCACAACTTCTGTGGCTGCGGAGTGGAGCCGGTCGTTTACACCCGAGGATGGGCGAACCGGAACAACCTTGCGAAGTTCAACTCTTCACTCCAGAAAACGCCCAAGGGCGTCGATGTGAACACTCACGGCGAGCTCGGTCCCGTTATCGGGAACCCCGACCACGCCTTCACCACCGCGTAACCCAACGGCGCTCGACGCGCCCCACATAAGGAGCCATTCGTATGGACCCCGCAGTTGAGACGCCCCCGGTGGGCGAAGCAGAACCCGATGCCCCGATCAACGCTGAAGCGGCGGTCGAGGACATCGCGGCACAGGCCGAGAAGCCCGATGCCGTAAGCAACGCGATCAAAGCGGAGCGCGAAGCCGCGAAGAAGGCCAAGGCCGAACGCGACGAAGCCCTCGCCAGGATCAAGGAGTACGAGGACGCACAGAAGTCGGAGGCAGAGAAGCGCGAAGAGGCGCTTGCCGAGACACAGAAGGAACTCGAAGCCCTCCGCAACCAGAACCACCAGCTTGAAGTCCAGCAGCTACGGGCGACCGTGGCCGCTGAAAAGAATCTTCCCCCGAAGTTGGCCGGCAGGCTGACCGGGGAGACCATCGAGGAGATCACGGCTGATGCCGACAGTCTCCTTGAAGACCTGGGAACGATCTCAGGCGAAACGCCCCCTCCCGGTGATGGCGGCGCTCGCACCCCCGTACCTCCGAAGGATCTGGATGACCAGATCGCAGAGGCGGAACGGAAGGGCGATTTCCGCACGTCAATGAGCCTGAAAAACCAGAAGCTTCTTCTGGCGTCTCGGGCATAACACAAGGAGGCCATTATGGCCGGAATCACAGGTCAGGGCGATACCTTCGACCTTCCCAATTACACCGGGGAACTCC